CAGATTTCAAAGGGCACAGCATATCTTACGACAACCAACCATAAATCTTTTTGGTCTTCTCAATACGATCATCTAACCCATGATAACCGCCATTTACACGCCTTGTGATCTTTTTAATCACATCATCATTAACGCCCTCATCCGCAACATTAAACAAACCATTCTTCTCAAAGAAGAATATTGCGCTGTCCATTGCAAGATCAGTCGCAATCGGTGATGGGTCATCTACCAAGCTATCACGCCCAATATGTTCGGCAAATGCACGGACGTTGTCCTTGCCCGTCAACTGAATGAAACCTTTTCCAGCGTACAACCAGCCGTCATTAGAGCCAATTTTATTGCCCATACGTCCGTTGTATACCTTGTTTGCCAGTTTCTGCGGGTTCATGGCATACGGTTCGGCTTCGGCCTCTGATGCGAAACGAGAAGGCCACACACGGCACATGGTAGAGGCGCGGTAGTTTAGGTTTTCTTCGCTAATCATAAAGTTGCCGCTTTCATGTGCAGCCTGACCAAGCAAGTGCGCCCCTCGCTTTGGCGACAGTTTATAATGGTCTGCAATTGCACGAGCGGTATTCGGACCAAATGCTCCATCTGCCGTTACACCACACTTGGCTTGCAGTATCTTGAGTGCTTCACCTTTAGCCATATTACTTCCTCTTAAAAAATGCTGTTGCTCCACGGATTCCGAAGGATGCACTTATTGCAATGCCCAAGCTGTAAAAGTACCAGTCTGGTGCTTTCTGGAGTTGCTCAAAGCCACGATCAACCCAACCTTCAGTGCCGGGAATAAACGCCAGTATTAATGGGATAGACAAGACAATAACGAACCATTCGTCTTTCCATGACGACTTGGACCCTTCTGCCATGATTCGCTCCCAGTCCGCTATGGAAGTTTCTTTTGAGAGCATAATCTTTGCTTTCGCTTCAGCTTCAGTTAGCTTTAACTTTGCGGAAGCAGCCTGTGCATCGGCTTTACCTTTGAGCCATCCACCTGCAAGTTCGGTTATCGGCCCTATGAGTGCTTGTAACATTTACTTTCCCCCTGTCATGTTGGAAAAACCAAAGTACGCTGCAGTTACACCTGATACTGCAACGACATATACTGCTGCTATGTCAGCAAGTAATTCAGAGGCTTGAACCAAACCCAGATATGAAGCCAAGATAATTAAAAACGGGTATCCAATCATTCCTGATAAAGCAAACCATGTCATTTTAAGTTGAGCATCACGCTTGTGGTCAGCGTCTTCCATTTTACGCCGACGATCTTCCAGCATGATATCCCGTTCATCTGGATCAATTTTTCCGTTTTCGTTTAGGTCGTAGCTTTCCTTGTTCATAACATCGCTCCGCTATCCGCTTATGGGTGGTAATTATAACCACTTTTCCGTTTTTGTACACACACCATACATTTGGCTTAATTTCTTTAAGTTCTACCACCTATCCAAATATACACCTAAGTAATAAACACACAAAACAACCACGATAGCAGCCATAGATATACCCGCAATTGTAGCTAAAAGCTCCATGCGCTCTTCACGAGCCTTTTCTGCAGCTTTTTTAGCCGCTTGACGCTGCTTTCGAGCTTCAGCTTGCCATTGCTGCCAACGGTCCCATGTGCCCGGTGGCGCATACAAGCGACAGTAGGACTCTAATTCTTGCCGCTTTTGACGTAGGTTTTCTAAGTGCTGAAACTCTTCCCAATCACCTTCAGAGCTACCCGTGATCATTGTGATCGGACTAGACTTCTTTTTATTGATTGCTTCTTTAACGTCTTCTTCTGCATTCAGAAACTTACCCACAGCCCCTATAAGACCTGCAGTCTCACGACCATTGCCGAGAGCAGTCTTAATTACAGAAAAAGCTGCGTTCGCAGCCGCAATAGACTCAAGAATAGCCATTGTTTGTGCCTCATGTTGTCGTCACCGTGACTGATCCAACCTCTCCCGTGGTGGATAAGCCCCTTACATGTGGCGCATTTGCTCTGGTTATTTTTACAATACCATCTTGCTCAAACAATGCTCCAAGTTCCAAATTATAATCATCTTGCGGTAAATCCGTTAAAACGAGCGTAGTGTTACGACCCTCTCCCGGGTTTTGCTGCTGTGCAAGATAAACAGAGAATGCACGAACAATTTCGGCAAGGTAATTCTGACTATAAAACCTTGGGGGCAAAGGGAAGTAAGGTACGTTTAGTCTACGAGACATTACCTTCTCCCGTCTGGTCTAATATCGACCCTCGGAGAGCCTAATCTCCAACCGACACCTGTGTTGTCAGAGTCCACTCTGAAGGCAAAAGATCGCCCTCTTACTCGAACGTTTAACTGATTTGTAAATTGCTCAACTGGCGTTGTAGATGAACGTTCTACAGCACCTGTATTTGTCTGCAAATATGCACCGCCGGGGTAGTTTCTAGCTTTTACTGTAAAGTCTACAGATGGGCTACCTTCCGAATCCCTAAAAGTTATGTCTGGAAGGATACGCCTAATAAATGCAAATTGATCACCTTCACCAATATCTATTTGGCTAGATTCAATATAGCTAGTAATAGCGGCAGAAGGTGACTGACTTCCATCATCAAAGCCTGTTTCGTGGCTGTAAATAAACCCTGCTGATGCAGCCTGTGGACTAAAGGTTATACCACGGTCCATCCACGCTGTTCGTGAAAGAACACCGTAATACCAAAGATTCTGTTGATAGTTGTAGACAACATAACGATTGTTTTCGGTACTATCCGCTGATGGATAAAACCACCAAACCTCACCAAAAGCGGAATTTACTCCAGCGTAAACTTTCTCATATTGTTCAGTATTGAAATCACTGAAGATATAGTCTCTAACAGAACATGGAACACGCTGAACAGAACCAGAGTAAGAGTAGAACTCATTCAGTCCCATCCAGAAAACAGAGTCATCAACTGATACTGCTGCACTTGGCCCTGCAATTGTAATATTTTCAGATATTAAGTTAATACCAAATGTAAAAGGTGGGCCAAGATACTGCATAGAATGCAGAGACTTATCTGTGAAGACAAGAATCTGCTGTCTTGTTTCTTCTGCAGTTACAATTTTAGAACCAGTACCAATTCTTAGTTCACCAGCCGTGTTTGATGGAAGTGTTTGCCATTCAAGAGGGTCTTCTTGATCACTAAATCTAATAAGCAAAGGGTCTTGAGTTCCTATGCTTGTTTCTCCATCACATCCAAAGGCTATAACATGTCGGTCTCTGTCAGAAACCATGATCTTTTTTGCAACTGTAGGCGTTGTATTGTCGGTACTTAAACTAGATAGGGTGACAGCACGACCATAATCATCAGCAGGGTCCACAGGAACGTTAGCACTTTTGTCCCAATAATAAATGTTACCATCTCTTACATTGAATATAAGGTCTTCACCAAAGTTATCTTGCTCATAAGCTCTTAGAAACTCTTCAACACTGGCTGTAATGCTTGAAGCTGAACCCCAAGAGCCACGGCCCCAAGAGCCTGCACCCCAACCTGTACCTGTGATAGCAACGTCCAATCCTGTGTTGATTTGATATGTCCCAACAACAGACGATCCACCATTTCCTGTATCGAATGAATTAGCATTTATTTCATTGGGAGTGTAAACGCCATTAACTGAAATGTTTTCGAGACTTTCCACTTCACGCGCAAGTATTTTATAAGAGTTGTCTCCAATTATTTCAGTAATTTGATATTCTTGATTAAGAACATTAGCTGTAATTGCGCCACCAAGGCTGACCGCACCACTAAACGTGACAAAATCATTAACAGCCGCACCATGTGCGGTGTGAGCAACTGTTATCTCCGAACTACCGTCTATAGGGAAAAACGTTACATCTCCAGCCGCTGAAGTTAACCTAATAGGCGTAACATCATGAAGACCGCCGCCAAGGTCTAGATAATACTTTAAGTGCGTCCCGTAGGCCAAGTAGTTTGACCCATCCAACGCAGTAAACGAATGCAAAGACCGCGCAGAGCCTAAGAAGCTAAATGTGTTACGCTTGACCCATCCACCGATTTTTTCAGGCATACCAAAACGAAAACGTATCTTGTCGCCGTCATACCAACCGCCCTCATTGGTATAAGAGGTTGTTTCTCTATTTATACCGGGCTTAAACTGAAGCTTTTGTAGCGGCATTTATTACCTCACGGTGCTGTAGGCCAAGTAACGCTGTTGGGGAATCCTGCTTGTTGTGGTATATTTAAGAGTGCTGTCCGATAGTCACGCCACTCTTGTTGCTCGGACTCAGACAACTCTTCCCATCTCAAGGGATTTGACACCATTGGGTCTACAACATGCAAAAGCAAATCATCACGTTCTGCTCTAACGCCTGCTGCTTTCTCTGCATCTAATTCTTCTTGGGTTGGCGGCACATATGCTGCAGCATCGCCGTTGCCTTCAATCAAGTCGAACAGTTGTTGCGTATCTATTAAACTTGCAGCATCGTTTGGATCACATGTAAACGGAACCCACCCCATGTCAGGATGATTGATCTCAACGTTGATCCAACCATTCTGGATGTACGCAGCATTTCTGTATTCAGTAATTATTGTTTTCATATCAAAGTATCCGAAGCCATAAAGTTGCAACACCACTCGCAGAATAACCTGTCGCTACAAAGTCTTCTGCGTACCCCATACACCGCCATGTTCCTGAGTGGGTATAATCGTAGAACCATTGCGCCGTACATGGAGCGTAACGCCTGTTACCTGTACCCAAATAAACACTAGCTGTATTTGTAATTCCTGCCGCGTTCAAACCACTGCCTGCCGCTGTTTGACCTGGGTATACGTCTGATCCTGAAAGAACATCGTAAGCAAAGATGTAAGTACCGATACCATAATTAGTCGTAGCAACTTGGCTAGTAGTGTTGCCGCCTGCGAGATTAAGGTAAGCATCGCGAACAGAGTTACTAAAGTCATCCCCAACGGTAGTGCTACGGGTATTTGTGATCGTAATAGAACCAGACGCGTTAGTGATTGTAATATTAGTGCCTGCGGTCAGAGTGGATTGTGTATAACCTGCTCCATTACCAATTAATAGCTGACCGTTACTAGGAGTAGTGGCAAGACCTGTGCCGCCGTTGCCAACATTTAAAGCTCCCCCGCCCCAGACGCTATTACCAACGGTGTCTAAGGTGGCTACGGCTCCAAGACCAAGGGAGGTACGAGCCGTGGATCCGCTTTCCCCTACCCAATTGGTGCCGTTTGCAACAATAAAGATACCATCGGTCTTTGCTATACCTGCAATGTCTGTCAGGCCAGCATTATACGCTTGTACGTTAGTACCTATTTCCAAGCCCAGTGTCGTTCGTTGTGCCGCCGCATCCGCATCATCCAAAAGGGCACGACCAGCCGCTGTCAAATCTGTGACGGCGTATGTATCAGACCCAGTCGTATAAATCATTTTGTTTGCAGCGGTGGTCAAACCAGAAATGGATTGGAGTCCCGCGTCATATGCCTGCACCCCAGTCCCAATCTGAGCCGTGGCCGCATCACCTAACCCTAATGCAAGTCTAGCATCCGCTGCATCCGCAAGGTCGTTTAAGTTTTCAGACTTTTGCAAGAAGGTAGTACCAAGAGAAGTTGGTCCAACAAGTTCCGTTACAACCGCAGAACTCCCGCCACCATCTGCGGCGATAATCGCCGTCGCACCTGCGGCTACATCAAC